CTACTATTAAACAAATCACTAAAGAAATAGAAGCATTTTATGGGAGATATGCAAAGGAGAATCAGATTACTTTATTAGAAGCTCGTAAAAGGCTTACACCTAAAGAATTACTCGACTTTAACCAGCATGCGAAGATATATTTAGATGAAGTAGAAAGATTAGGTGACAAAGCATTTACAGCGGAATACAAAGCTTATCTGAAAGAGTTATCCGGAAGAGCTTATGTAAGCAGAATAGAAGAGTTAATTACTAATATTAGACATAATATAGAAACTCTTTCTACTGGCTATAACATAGGCCTTGGACAAACTTTAACAGAAGCATACCAAGATGGATTTTACAGAACAATGTTTGATATTCAAAAGCAAGCAGGCTTCGGGATAAGCTTTACCACTCCCGGAGGTAAACAGTTGGAAATGGCCATAAGAGAAAGATGGCTGGGACAGAATTATAGTGATAGAATATGGGCAGATAAGAACAAACTAATTATTCAACTTGAGCAAATGCTTTCCCAAGAGTTTGTAAGAGGTAGAGGCCCAAGGGAAGTAGCTAAGGATTTCTCAGATAAGATGCAAACCAGCTATTACAACGCTCAAAGGCTTATTCGTACAGAGCTTAATTATATTAGTAATAAGGGAAGTATGAAAGCATATAAGGAAAGTGGGGTTGTAGATAGATATCAATACCTTGCTACATTGGATAGTCGAACATCCGATATATGTAGAGAATTAGATGGCAAGATATTTGACCTGAAGGAAGCTAAAGTAGGGGTTAACCTCCCTCCACTTCATCCACACTGTAGGTCTACAACAATCCCATATTTCGAGGATAATGAAATAGAGGATAGGGTAGCAAGGAAAGATGATGGAGCAGGGAAATCATATAAGCTTGGAAAAGATGTAACCTTCTTTGAATGGGTTGACCAATATGGAAGTCCTGAATATAAAAAGAAGGTAGAAGCTCAAAGACGTAAGTTTCTTGAAATGGATAGAACACCAAGAACTAAAAAGAAACAAACGGAAGGAGGTAATCAAAATGCTAACCCTTCATAAGATGGCATCTATGGCAATTGACTTATTCATTATTGTAGCTTTCATACAGTATAGCTTCTGGGCCATCAGTAGAATATATACCTATTATGTAGAAGTGAAGCATACAAGGTTAAAAAACCCAAAGTACAGCCTTGATGATTTGGATAGGATATATAAGGCAAAGAAAGAAAGAATTGTAGAAAATTATAATAGCAAACATCAACACTTTTGTATTATAATATAATTAAGTGCAATCGTGGACGATACCACGGAAAAAAGCGTAGCACGAGAGGAGAATGTTAAAAATGAAAAAGGAACAATTATTAGCATTAGGATTTACAGAGGAGCAGGTAACAGATATCTTAAAGCTTTACAAGGAGGCGATTGATGGTAATTATGTAGCTAAACATCGTTTTGATGAAGTTAATGGCGAACTAAAAACAGCCAAAGAGCAGGTGACTGAAAGAGATAAGCAAATCACTGACCTGAAGAAATTCGAAGGTGATACAAAAGCTTTACAAGAAAAGATTACAACTCTTGAATCAGAGAATGCTACTAAGGATAAAGAGTATAAAGCTAATCTTGCTCTTGAAAGAAAGAAAAATGCAATCAAATTAGCACTGCTCGAAGATGAAAACGGAAAACCTCACGATGTAGATATGGTTATGGGGCTCTTCAATTTAGAGCAGGTAATCATAGATGAGGCAACCGGAAAAATCACTTCAGGGTATAAAGAACAGAATGAAGCTATCCGTAAGGAAAAGACATTCTTATTTAGCCCTAAAGCTGATGACCAGAACAAAGACCCTAATAAGAATCCCGGATGGAAACCAGCAGGTGACCCACCAGCGGATGGCGATAAGGGTGGTAAAGGCGCAGACCCGTCCGTATCTTTTGGAAAGAGTTTGGCACAGATTAAACTTGGTATGATAGGTATCAAACCAGCCGGAGCAGATGGCTCAGGCAATCAAAATTAAAATTAATTAAGGAGGAAAACAATTATGGCAATGAAAATGAAAGTAACAAATTACAATGAGCCAACAAAACAAATATTGGCAATTCCAGACCATTATGTAGCACTTGGATTCAAACATGCGAAAGCAGATGCAAATACACCGGGACTTGCTACATTGGTAGATGGAAGATATGTAGTAAAGGCAGGTACAATCTATCCTGCGAATGATGCAACCGCAATCGGAGTTGTACTCAATGATTATGATGTAACTGATGGAGATGCTATGATGGCAGTAGTTATTCATGGATTTATTAAGGTGGCTGCTCTTCCAGCAGTTGTATCTCAGGAAGCAAAGAATGCAATGAAGGACATCAAGTTCATCGGCGCTGTTTCTGCTATTCCCTTTGGTGTAAGAAAGCATCCTGATTCTTCTTATACTTATACTATCGGCGGGGTCGATTATGTCATCAACACAACTGGCGTAATTCCTACGATTAGCGTTAGCGATGCTGAGAATGTTGATTATGATATCAATATTGCTGGTATTGCACCTCTGTTCCCCGAAGAGTTTGCCGAAGCGGCTGGATTTACCGGCGGAGAAACGAATAATGCCGTGGTTCTTGTAGAGGTACCTTTTGACGGTTCTGAAATTTTCGAACCAACCAAAGTAATGTATAATGGTTCGGCGCAAACTGCTGCCGATTTGAAGTACATCGATGGTAAGTGGTATCTTATGATTGTCAAAGGCCTGAAGACTACTGCCGGAGTCATTAGCGGCGGCTTTGCAACATTCACTTTGGCATATGGCAATGGCACCGCCAAAACGTATAGATGGCTTTACAATGGCCTCACACTTGAAGCCTAACCACCATTACAACAATTAGAAAAGAAATAGGAGGAGGAAAACAATATGAAATCAATTTATGATATTTTCGAGAGTAAAGCAATTGCCTCTTATTGGACTGATGTTAATGTTAACATGACAGATCCAATGATTGGTACAAAATACTTTCCAGTTTCTAAACAGACTGGATTAACCCTTGGATGGATTAAGGGTAGAAATAACTTGCCGGTAGCATTACAACCTGCAGCATTCGATACTAAGGCTCCATTGAGAGATAGAATCGGCGTTAAAGAGCTTAGCACTGAAATGCCATTCTTCCGCGAAGCAATGAGAATCGGTGAAAAAGATAGACAGGATATTGAAACACTATTGGCTAAGGGAGAACAATTTGCGCAGCCTACAATCATGAGAATCTTTGATGATATAAAGAATCTTGTAGATGGTGCAATGGTACAAGCCGAGAGAATGAGAATGGCTCTTCTTTATGGCGGTAAGATTGGTATTACAGCTACTGCTGAAAATGGTAGAGATATTGCTTATAACTATGACTATGACGTTGATGGTGAATGGGCTGCTAATAACACCGTAGAACTATTAACTACTGAGAAGTGGACATTAGCTAATAAAGAAACTTCTAATCCAATTGATGTTCTATTAGATGCGGCTGAAAAGCTTGCTGAAAGAAAAGGGGTTAAGGCAGTAGAAGTTCTTATGAACACAGCTACATTCAAAGGAATGATTGCATCTGATTCTATTAGAAAAGCAATGAACCCTCTTGGAGCATCCAGTATTATTGTAACAAGAAATTCAGCTAAACAGTTCATTGAGAATGAAACTGGATTAACTATTACATTATATGATAAGATGTTCAAAGATGAGCAGGGTGTAGACCGTAAGTTCTTCCCAGATGGATATGCAACATTACTTCCTTCTTATGCTCTTGGCAATACTTGGTATGGAACAACTCCGGAAGAGTTTGACTTAATGAGTGGCAATGCTGGTGCTTCTGTTTCTATAGTAAATACAGGTGTAGCAATCACTACTATTAAAGAACCTCATCCAGTAAACGTTCAAACAATTGTATCAGAAATCGTTCTTCCATCATTTGAAAGAATGGATGATATCTTTGTTATCAAGGCATTTTAATTGAGAATATAAGGGAGGAGAATAGAAATGGCTAAGATGTATTTCGCGAAAACCGTTAGATACGAAGGCTCAGAATATCCTCCTAACACCGCTTTTGAGGTCAAAGACGCTGATGTTGATGACCTCAAGAAAGCAGGTGGCTGGATTATAGAAAAGCCTAAAGTAGATAACGCTGATGAAAATAAAGAACCAGAGAATGACAAGGAACCTGAAAAAACAGAACTTGATATTCTTAGAGAAAAAGCAATAGAACTTGGAATTGACTTCAAAGGTAATTGGGGAGTTAAGAAATTAAGAGAAGCGATTGCTGAAGCAGAACAAGCTTAGTAAGGAGGAGGCGAGGTAATGACTGTAAATGAAATAGTAAGAGCTAAAATTAAAGATGAGGCCATTACTGAGCTTGATATCCAATTAGCTATTAGTGAAGTGGAAGAAGTCATTAAAAACTATTGTAACATAGACCAAGTTCCGGAAGCTTTGAAATATACCTGGGCTAATATGGCAGTTGATTTAGCTAAATATACTTACCAATCAAATACAAGTGGGGATGATGTATTAGAAGGCTTAGATGCAAGTGATGTTTCCTCTTTAAAGATTGGAGATACTAATATTGGACTCCAAGGTGGAAGTAGTTCAAATGAAAGAAATAAAGCATTAAGAAGTCACCGACCTAATTTAGACCAGATTGTAATGAATAATAAGGAGCAGCTGAATAGGTTCAGAAGGATGGTATGGTAAAATGAAACTAGCAAGTTTTGGTAAATTACTGGCATCAACCTATACAGATAAGTTAAGCATTAACCGTTATACAGAAATTGAAAATGCAGATGGTACCATTGGTATGGAACTTCCAGAAACTCCTTTGTACAGCGATGTACAATGCAGAATTAGCTTTAAGAATAGTGATAATCCAGAGAGTAATAAGGATGATTCTAACCCAATCTATATGCAAGTGAAAATATTCTGTAGCCCCGAAGTAGATATTCGAAAAGGAGATATATTAGTAGCTGAAAAGATTGATGATGATGGTAATGTATTAGCAACCTATAAAGGTATAGCAAACTTACCATTCAAATATGTAACACACCAAGAAGTCCTATTCACTGAAGTGGGTGACGCCTAATGTCAATGGACTTTAGAGAGTTTCAGGATTTGTTAGACAGTTTCAAAGAAGTGCAAAAGCAGCATGAAGTCTTTCTAAGAAAGTTTCTAACAGAAATGGGCATGAGAGCTTTGGCTCAAACTAAAAAATTAACTCCTGTAGATACTGGTAATTTGAGAAATAGATGGGAACTAAGTCAAGTATACAGAAAGGGTGATAGCCTATATATAGTGTTATTTAATCCAGTAGAGTATGCAAGCTTTGTAGAAGATGGACATATGCAAAGACGTAGATTCTTGCCTATCCAATATTTAGAAGATAGCCCAGCAAATGCTAAAATGGTAGCATCCATTAAACAAAAGTATGGAGATGATGTCAAAGGAGTAATGTTACAAGATAAATGGATTCCCGGACATCATATGGCAAGGATATCAATCTCCAAGATTGAAAGAGAAATACCAAAGCGTTATGAAAAAGCGTTAAAACAATTTATGAAAGGATTGGGGGCGGGAGATTAATGGTAGGAGAAATTACAGGCGAAAGCATTAAAAGTGCAATAGCACTGAAAATCAAGAGCAGTTTTGCAATTACCAATGGCTCCCCTCCAATTACTATATATCCTAACATCTATAAAGAAAAGATTGTACAAGGGATGAAAAAGCCATGTTTCTTCGTATGGGTAATGGATGTTTCACAGGAAAAGATAATGCGGAATGTTTATACAAGAGATTATCAGATGAATATCCGATACCATCCTGAAGAAAAGGATACTAAAACTTATGAGACACTTTCGGATATTGGTAATAAGCTATTGGATGAATTAACAACCATTAATGTTCCTATATTTTTGGGAAGATATGGAACAAATGGAGAACCCATAGAAGATAAAAAACTAGTAAGAGGAATTCAAATGAGTTTTGAAATTAAAGAAGATGTATTACAGTTTTATGTAACATATAGCATAAAAGCGAAACAAGTGGTTGATGAGGTTCCTGAAATGGAATCTTTAGAGATTATTCAGAATTAATTAAAGGAGGAAAGAAAATATGGCTGGTGGAACTTTTAAGTCACAAAATAAAACAAGACCCGGAGCTTATATCAATTTCAAAGGCGTAGCTAAACCGCTTTCCAGTCTTGGTACTCGTGGTATTATGACCATGCCGGTACCTATGAGCTGGGGAGATACAATCACAGAGCTATTGAGCACTGAGTTGATTGATGGCAAGAGCTTACCAAAGATTGGTTATACCGCTTTCGATGAGGAGAGTCAAATCTTCAGAGAAGCACTAAAAAATGCCTATAAGGCAATCATTTATAGATTGGATACCGGAGGAACTAAAGCAACTGCGGTCTTGACCCCACTTACGGCAACTGCTAAATATGCAGGTGTGGTTGGTAATGAGATTGCAGTATCAGTGGTTAAGAATACCGCTGCGAATGCATTTGATGTTATCACGGTATTCAGAAACGTAGAAAAGGATAGACAGACGGTAACAACTGTTAAGGAACTTAAGGATAATGATTGGGTGGTGTTTAGCGGTACCGGTAATGTGGTGGCAAAGGCAGGAGTCACTCTTGAAGGAGGCACTAACGGAACAGTGGCTGGTGCAACTTATGCGGATTACCTTGACGCAATCAAAGCATATAATTGGAATACAATGGCGATTCCACAAGATGCTTCTTCTCAGACTCAAAACTTTATCACATTCATTGAGAGTCAAAGAGATACTTTCGGAAAGAAAGTTCAGGCAGTTCTATATAATGTAGATGCTGATTACGAAGGTATCATCTCAGTAGCTCAGGGTTACAAAACAGTTGATGAGACAATTTCACCTACTACTTTTGTAGCATATGTGGCGGGATTGACGGCAGGTGCTAATCCTAATGAATCTAATACTTACCACGTAATCCCGGGAGCGGTGTCTATCGTATATCCTGCTGGAGTTACTCCATATGGTAATGAGGAAATCATTGAAGGTCTTCAGAATGGTAAATTTATCCTATCTACAAGACAAGATGGGGCAGTGGTGGTTGAGCAAGATATCAATACTCTTCACACCTTTACTCCAGATAAGGGATACGCATTTAGTAAGAATAGGGTTATCAGAACTCTGGATGAGATTAACAACTCAGTGGCGCTGTTATTTGAAAGAAGTTATATTGGTAAGGTGAATAACAATGATGATGGTAGAAATATCTTCAAATCTGATATCATCAATTACCTAAACGCTCTTCAGAATATCTCCGCTATCCAGAACTTTGACCCGACTGTTGATATTCAGGTTTACGCAGGGGAAGCGATTGATGCAGTAGTGGTTGATTTGGCGGTACAACCAGTCGATTCCATGGAGAAACTTTATATGACCATAATGGTCGGTTAATGAGAGGAGGAAAGACATATGTTTCTAAGAGCAGGAGATACAATTAGCGGTCAAGAAGGTAAAGCAACCGCGGTCATTGATGGAAATGTTGAGGATTTGTTTTATGTCAAGACTTTAGAAGCTACCTTCGAAAAGAATAAGGCAGAGGTCAAGACTCTTGGCAAAAGAGGAGTTCAGCATAAGGGTGTAGGTTGGGCAGGCACAGGCAGCATGACTCTATACTATGTGACTTCAAGATTTAGACAGATGGCGGCAAGTTATGCAAAGACCGGTCAAGACACATATTTCAATATCACGATTGTAAATGATGACCCGACTTCCACAATAGGAAAGCAAACCGTGGTACTCTACAATTGCAATATTGATAG